CAGACGGGGGCTAGTAACTACTGAATGAGTGTAAACGGAATGTTAGCGGCCTATGTTAGCTGATTGCTAGGGTATGATATAGCGTGATCGGAGTGTTAAAAATCGCTTGTTTGCTTAGCCTAAACTTATATTAAATAGCCCCTCAGATAATTAATCCACCCTTGAAAGAATACAACCAACCCTTAATATACACTTGTATATTATACAGTTGTGCAGGTAGACACTCCACGACTATATATCATTCTTTGAATTACTACGCATAACCCTTTGAATCTCTTAAAAATGTTCCCTATCCTACGCTTGTATAATAAATAAACAATAATATATAAACGATAGGCAATAAAAAGCCCCGATAACGGGGCGTGTGATGCAAACAATACTAGACTTCATACCAATAAGGGAGAGTCCCTTCTACCCACGTTTTAAGACAGTTGGGGCTTATATTGTGAGTCTCCCCTTGCTCAGTTAAAACCGTAACAGTGTCCTGTGTATAATACCCCCCATTATAACCCCCTTCATTATACGACAACAGAGCAACAATAGTTCCCCTTGCTACTTTACGACTTCCACCAACAATAAACTTATGCCCAAACGCTTTGCTAGTCTCTTTTTGAACATTTGCTTTATACCACTCCGCAGCATCCTTCTTTTGAAAGCTTGTAGCGTTAACGCTGGGGGTGATTTTATCATTATTACCTGTTAATGTTTCCGTAGTAATCGCTTCACCGTCCCAATAGCTGACAACATCATACGCGCCATTGTTGTCGCTGTATTTCTCTTCCACATTCACCACTACTAGACTATTCATAACATACTGCCCCTTGTTTGTGTATAACCCCATTGTATAGCCAAACAAAAACAATGTAAACTACTAAAAACACAAAAAGCCTAAAAATAATAGGCTTAATGTTTAAATAATTTTATGTTTGTTTCCTCCAATAGCTCAAAACCCCGTTATCCACTTTAACATAGCCCCTGAGTTTGTATCCCTCTCTTAAAGCGTCGCCAGCGCTTACAACAATAGCAATACTACCCTTAATACTTTTATCCCGTTTAGCGGCATTAATCGCTTGCCCATATTGTAAAATACTTTTCATTTATTTTTACTCCAGTATTTTGTGTTAGCACTGCGCCCTGTAACTTTCAAAGCATTATTACCCTGCGCCCCTAGTCTGACCCAAACATCACGGGGTATTCTAGTATAACCCGATAATGTTGTTGTCCCATGTAAAAATTGATTCATAAAATCACCACTAAAATTGAAACGATAGAATAACCAATAACAAACGACAACAAACAAGATTTTAGCATGATACGCCCCTTAAAAGTTTTTCATTGCATGCCGTCAATAGTTAATTGTAAACAAGTTTAAAATGAGTAAATCCGTTATCAACACACCACGCTATTGCGTCCTTTATCTGTGTTGATTCATAGTCATTATTAAAAACCTCTTTTACTTGTTTTCCCTTATATTTGACACAGCAGGCCGTGTTTCTTGTGCCAAATACCCTATAACTAATAATTGTCGCCGTTTTTTGCTTAGTTGTTTTCATACCATACCCTCCTAGACATTAAAAACATTTGATTTACAATTCAACACACTGACAAACAAAACAACATCACCAACAATACACCATACAAAACTTTTGCCCTTTATGCCTAAAATAAGGCATAAATTGACTAAAGCATACTTAGCGTTATCAATTAACGACTGTCGGCTATTATAGCAAACACTTGTTGATTGTCCTGAGCTTTTACATTTGGCCTTAATCTTTAATCCTTTGATGCTGGGGGAGATAGAGCATTCGATTATCATTTTAGAATACCCCCCATTTGTTTATATTCTGCACGCGCATCTTTTAGCGTGTCGGCAGTGATACAATAATGCCAGCGACCATCGCTGCTAACATACTTTGCTTTAACGTGGTAAGTGTTATGCTCATAGGACAATTGTACTTTTATATTGTTGTTTGTCGATGTTTCAACATAGCCACAGGACAAACCATAAGCCGTTAGGTTGCCGCGCTTAGTGTGTAATTTAGACATGATAATCCCCAAAATAAACGACTAACTAAAAATGTTAATCCCGTTGCATCCTAAAAAAGATTCTAAGATGCAACAAAGTAACATTATAACCCGTTATTCATCGTCACATAATAGCAAGTCATTGGGGATTATATAACCCTCCATAATGTTATTATAAATAAGCTCCAAATAACTATCCAAGCTATCAAAATAATCATCCAGCATTACATGATAATTACTACCATGCTTCTTAATCTCCCCGTCAAAAAACACAGGTAAACTATCGTCGAACGAAAAACTTATATATTCATCCCCTTGCGTATAATCAATATCGACTAACAAATAATCCCCATCAGATAATTCTATCTCAAACATGGGGATTTTGCCATAATTCAACATAGCTTGCCATTGGTTATTAATAGCCTTTTTAATGTTTTCCATTAATAAATATCCCCGCAGTTTGTCCAGTACACATTATAATCAATCTCTTGAATACTCCCCTCTAGTTCTAAGTCACGCCCGAAGCTTTCATAGTCTATGTAATTTTTCAGTGTTCCCATTGATTTTGTGTCATAACAGTCTTCGATTAGTTCATAGGCATAATCAGATCGGCTACCCTCAAAAATGCAAGCGTTCTCTGCTGCATAATTAACTAGCGTCTCAATGTCATAACTATAACTGTAATCTAATATAAGCAAGTCAAAAAGTTTAGACTGATTTGATCCAAAGTCTTCAACAATAGAGAATAACTCCTCTAAGCTGTCAAGATCATCCGCTAATTCTATTGTTTTATATGTTTCATCTGCTAAAACAATAAAATCAATAAATGAGCTGCCAAAATCAATTTTAAAACTTAGCTCGTGCTGGCTTTCGTCGCTATCGTCTAAGCAATCAACAACCAACATACTGCCGTCATTAAAGACAGCTATCAACTTTTCATCGTTAACACTGATAATTTTAGCAGTATTACAAAAAGAAAAAACAAATGCTAAGTTTTTTGCGTTTTGGCTTGCTTGTTTTGCTATTAAAGCAAGTGATTTTTCTAAGCTGATCATAATTTTACACTCTCAAAGGTTAAAAAGTTTTTCGGATGAATGCCATCCCCGCTATACACTTGTACTTAAATGCATAGCAAGAAAACATTAAGGAAAACTGACATAATTGTCAAAGTTTTCTACATAAAAAGCAAGCTCTTTATCTCTTGCTACTGCTAACAATAATTCAGAATAATCATACCCGAAAATGCACTCTTTGTTAGCCAGAGCCTCGCAAATTTCGTCAATGGGCGCGAACCACTTGTTACATGACTCTAAGTAAGATAAGACTTCCATTTGTTTCCTCTTTCACGTTTCGTTATCGCCAATCTTAAAGTATTTAAAAACATTGTCAACAACATTTAATAAAATTTTTTATTCAAATATGGATTATTTTAGAAAATTTTAGGCTGCATACGATCAGCAAGTAAAAATTTTAATTGGGTATAGACGATAGCAGAAACTTTTAACTTATATAAAGACCGCGCACGCGATAACACAAACAAGCAATAAAAAGCAATAGGCGAAAAGAATATTTTTAACTGTTTTAATAGTCACATAGAAACAAACAAGGGTAAAAGATGAATAAATAAAGGACTCACACCAGGCGGTGCTACTCACACCAACCAGAGCGGAGGAGACTGGCTGGCTAGTAGCTGCAAACAAGAAATTCTGAACTTTTGATAAATGTTACCATCAAAATCCTGAATCGGAGCAGCGCGTAGATAATTTCCTTCTACAATTTTGCCTTGTTCAAATTTTTTTCTGTGGAAAGTTCAGTATTTATTCTGAGAATATTACTAATTTTCATTTAGTTTTTAAAAGGCGTGTGTGAATGTTTTGGTTTTGTTTTAGAGTGTTTTGATATTATCTTTGATAATAATTTGACAGGGTTGATAATGATTTTACACTATTTTAAACGGCTAATTAGTGTTTATTTTGATATTGTTATTTGTCTTATTTTATTATTTAGCGGGGTATTTGTTTTATTATCTTTCGTGTTTTTATTTTATTATTTATACAAGTATGAAATGACAATCCTTTGTCGTCGTGTCCTAAAGAAACCTCAAAAATAAATTGAAAATGTAAACTGTGTTTTTGGTTTCCATTAAAATATCTGAAAGAAATATAGAGCTAGTCAAGCTGATTAACCTTATATGCTATCAATGCTTGATAGGCTCTATAGTCTAATTTGTCCTTGTAATTTTCTGCTGTTTGTTTTATTAAAGCTTCTTTGAAAGTTTTGTATGCTAGGAATGCTTCTTGCTCTGTGTCGTGACAACCCAAAGATTTTGTCTTTCCATGCCCATCTTTACACCTAGAAGAAAACTTATCACAAGTTATGTGCCAATTAACCCCAATAGGGTAAACACCCCTTCTTGGCAGGTGCTTAACAAGCAGCTTATTTATTCTTTGAGGGATAAAGATACAAGTATCTTCACTGTATACCTTGTTACTGCCGCTAAGTAAATCTTTATCAAGATGCCAACTCTTGCCATTCTCATCTTTATTCTTAAAGCCAATCTGTTCCTGACACCATTCGTAGAAATAAGAATAAGATTTGAAATTGTCGGAGCAGGTAACACCTGCATAGGACGGTTTCTTTTCCCAGAAAGCTTTTGTACATCTTGAAAGTATACCCCTCCAAAGATTATACTCTCTAAGAATATTCTTGCCGTCATAAGATGGGTACTGTTTAGTATTAACACCGATACCTATTATGTTGTTATTCATCACTCTCTCCTTCTATTGTATAACCATACATATACCAATCATCAATGTTCTTGAACCTTTCCCACCCATCGGCAGCAGCCTCAACAGCACTACCGCCATACCCTCTAAGCTCCCATCTTACACCTATTAAATCTAAGCAGGTGACAAAGCTACGATAATCGCCTTGTGAGGTGTCAGTAGCAACACCTTTCTCTTGGATGTTCATTGATAAAAAGAGTGGTTCACGCATAATGGTTTTGCTACGCATAATGTATCCAAATTTCCAACACAACACCAACAGCAACCATACCAATAAGTAATACGGTTGCCACCTCTGCTAATTGCTTCTTTCGTCGCCACTCAGCTTCAATCTTGCGCTTTGTTATTTCATCACGCCAATTCATTTGTATTCCTCCTCTTGGTGTCTTACAAAAGCTTCTTCACGTTCCCATTCATCACGCTCTTGTTTAAGCTTCCACTCGACCCAATCACACATTACATCTAAAGCTTCTGTGTCGTAATCGTTTAAGATTACACCTAATTTGCGGATAGCTTCTAACGCTGCGTCAATACCCATACCCATGTTTGTCCCCCTGTTAACCAACCCTGTGAATTTCAGTTATCTTAATACCACTCTTCTCTAGCAACCACCTGTAAACGCTGGCCTTGCTATCAAACTTCATAATGCTACCATCATCGTTTTTTATGATGCCGTTCGTTGCCTCGTTGTTATTGTATACCTCCACAGTTATATTGTCAACACATACAGAGCTATCTAATTGTGTCTGCCACGTCCATAAATGACGGAAGATTATTTTCATGTGTAGTTGTCCACTAAATATTGAGTATCAACAAAGGAGGGGTTTCCAAAACCATTCACTACATTATGTAATAGGGTTATACCTCTAAAATGGTTATTGGCTGTGTAACCCAAGTAGTCCTCTTTATGTAAGTAACACGCCCCGCATATAATACCAATTTGTAGTCCACCTGACAGCACAGGACGGATAGCTATATCAAGCGTTTGTTTATGCCCACATACAAAGCTTTGGCCTACAGTTTTCAATTGGTTTAAGGCGTTGCCACCTAACGGTTTACCTGTAAAAGCATTCTGCAAGTAATGAGTAAACCATATACCATTAATCTCTACAGGTTTGAGGAAATCATGCGTTTCCCAATCCTGTAAGTTAAGCAAGTGGTAGCCGACAAAACCACTCATCTCAGGGGCATCCTTCGCTACCCTTGCTAGACGTGCCTCATGATTCCCCATAACGAACACCATTCTAGGGTTGTAGCGTTTTTTCTTATTTACTCTTAACCGTTCCTGCTCTTTCTTAATTGGTGCTAACAGTAAATCCATACCAATGTTGCCGACCTCAATATCCTCTTTAAGTCTGCGCCCTTCAAAACTAAGCTTGCCTTTGTCATACGACGAGAGAGAAGGAAAGTCATAGAAGTCACCAATGTTCACTATAACGTCTGGCTTCTTGCTTGCGATGTAGTTACCAATGGCTGTTAGATATGTTAAGTCTACGCCACCTTTCACTTGGCAATCTGAAATTACAGCAATCTTTAACGGTTTCTGTGGTTTAATCATTTTTCACCTTTTAATAATTCATTAGCCATATCAATTGCCTCTTCTAGCGCAGTTTCGTCTTCGTCGTCTAAATCATCCTCTAGGTAAGTAATATCAATATTAACACTATAACCTCTTAATATATTAGCCCAATGAAAAGGTGCTAATGAATGCCCTTCGTGCAGTATCTTCCCTGTTGCAGCATCTCTCACCTTAATCCAATCTGAATACTCTTCTACCTTAATATGCGATGTAGGAATAATACATCTTTCTTGGCTACCTACTTTACCATTATGGCAAACATCTGTTGCTGAACAATTGCACATCATACTGACTCCAAATTTAATAAACTCTCAAACTGTTTCTTTCTTCCTGCTTTTGTAAGCACAGGAATACACCCACGTTCACTCAGTATACTCTTTTGTTCATCGTCTTGCAACTTACTAAAGCTAATAACTTCTTTCTTTATTCTAGCCTCATCGAATGAAACACCAATCCTATCAGCGTGAGTTTTAATTAAGTGACAAGGTTTACATACTAACTGCATATTCTCTTTATCAGCTAACAAGTCATAGAACCAGTTGAAGTAACCTTCCCAAGAATTTCCAATACTACCAGCAGGTGTCGCATGATCTACTTGTAAGCTGCTATTAGCAAACCACTCACTACAAATCTGACATTGCCCAACAGACTTCACTCTGTTACTTGTAACACCGCTTCCATTGAAATTAGGCATCAATTTACTTCGTTTAAAATCCATTCTGGGTGGATAGTCACTCCAAATCTGTCTACTCTTACCCCGTAACCATGCCCACCATTCAGACTCAGTTTTCCACAATTCTGATTGAAGGTGTGGTTGTTTGTCATATTTCTTTGCCATTAGGTTTCCTTGTTAGTCTGTTATTTCAACTTGATAATTCATTAAAGCATCGTAAGCTCTTGTATCTAACTGGTCTTTGTGTTTATTAGCAACCTCTTTAATAAGCGACTCCTTAAATACTTTATAAACTTGGAAAGCTTCTTGTGGAGTATTGTGCAGACCAAGATAAACAAGTTTTCCATCACCATTTTTACAGTTTGCTTGAAACTTACCTGATTTTCTATTCAGAGATGTTCCTATCGGGTAATCTCCTCTAAGGCTCTGCCTCTTGGTTAGCAAAGCGTTTACCTGCTGAGGTATAAACACGCAAGTATCTTCGCTGTAACATCTGTTACCTTTTAGCAGTATATCTTTGTCGAGATGCCAACACCTACCTTGTTCATCTTTTACGTTAAAACCGACTTGATTATTACACCAATTGTAGAAGAACGTATATCTCTTGAAGTTTTCTGACACCCTACAACCCTTATAAGTTTCTCTTTGGTTCTTACTATAACAACGAAGCAGCATAGATGTCCACAAAGAGTATTCCTTATTATTTATTCTTTTAGTTGTTACATTTTCATAAGAATCGTTTATACCAACACCTTGTATAATATTATTCATATCGCTCCAAAAAGTAAGTTTTAGGTGTAAAAAGCCACTATGCAAGTATTAGACACCTACTTAGGTGTCTAAACATAGTTATACATCGTCGTCATCTTCGGTCGGCTCAGGTGGGTTTATCTTTTCCTCAAGCCGTCTTAGACGCTGAATTTCACGACTTAACGCTAATTCAACACTGCCGTAGTGGTTGTCGCTTTTTTGGTAATCACCTTTAAATCCTGCAATCTCGTTAGCTCGTCTACTAAGTATCTCGGCTATTTGCTTGCGTTCGTTTTTGGTAAGTTCTGCCATTGTCTGTTCCTCGCTAGTCATGTATAACTCGGCAATCAAGTGCGATGCCCACCCAACTAATTGCTATGTGTTAAATGTCGGCGTGGTGTGGTCACGCCTTATTGCGTTGTTAGAGCTTTGCGTTACTCGCCCAAGCTATAATGATTGCCGTCTTTGAAACGTCCACCCCATGTGCCGCCTTTAGACTCCCACCACTCCCCAAGTTTTTTATGGTCATCTGTAGTGCCTAAAAACCTTCCATCTTTAAACAAGTTCAAATCTATCGCTAATCTTTTTTTATGAAAACTGTTAGCTGCTCCATATCCTTTTTTTACTCCCGTTTCACCATGCAGTCTTGGGTCTCTAAAAGCGTCCCCCAAAGTTACTTCATAGCCCATTTCAAATGCTTTAATTATCAAATCAGCAACCATTCTTGCAAATTTTGACTGTTGTTCTCTCAGTGTTAGCATAAATATCTCCAAGTTCACTACGCTTCTAACTCGCGCTTCAACAACGACAAGCACCCAGTCGTCAGCGTAAGTCAATTTTCAGTTAGTGCTTGCGTGTTAAGCTCAGTAGTTAGGCGTTATCTCTCACAAGAACACCTCTTGCAACAACTCAGCAATCCCTTCACTATCCTCAGCTAACTCGCCCTCTTTATCTTTAGCTAAAGCACCAACTAAAGCATTCAGTTTCTTCTTAGACAAACTAAACTTCTCACTAACCGCACCCACATCATCACGGTACGTTTCAGCTTCACTAAGCATTGCACGTTTGTGATAGACTAAGTTATCAACGCTTTCCTTGAATACTTTACGGGTTTCGTTGTTCTTTAGAATTTCTTCTAGTGCTGTTTTGTCCTTAGCTGCCACGCTAGGTCTACCTACTGCTTTAGCTTGTACCTCTATTGCAAAATCATTCATCAACATTGCCCTCGTTCTCATCTACAAACTTTTGTAATTCATCACTCATTAACTGATAATACAAATTGCCCGCAATAAATCCCGCCTCACCATTCTGATTGACAATATCCAACACATCGTCTAATAGCTCTTGTGCTTTTTGAATAGTTGCTTCATCAAACTGTTGGCGTAACGCCTCTAAAAACTCATCCATCACTTTCTTCCTCCAATTACTATGAGCCAGCCAAATAAAATAGTAGGTAATACAACAAACCACATATTAACTACAGCCACACCAAATCCAATATGAATTGGAAACAATACCAACATAATATAGCAGAAGCAGCCAACTAAGAACAAGCTTGGTGTTGAAGCTTTCTTAGGTGCATCAGGTTTTGAAGCGTTTGTTTTAAATGTAACACCTTCATAAACAGATGTATCTGTTCCCCCATGATTTTCTGTCATAATTCCTCTCTCTCTCTGTAATATTGGGCTGTTGTTAGCAGCCCGTTTGTTTAATTTAGGTCAGAACGGAATGCTATCGTCAGAGTCGTCTAAATCTTCTGCTAATGGTGTAGCTTTAGGCTTAGACTCTGCTTTAGCTTCCTTTGGCTTATACGCCTCTCGTTGTGCTGCATCGTTTTCATCTTCAACAACATTACCGAAAGGATTGGCATTACCACCATATTCAACTAAGTCAAAAATACAAATACTATTTAACTTAGCAAATGTGCCAAACTTATTCTCCACTACGCCGTAGGCAGCTTTCCCTTTACTACCATTACCCACCAACTTTTTGTTAGTAATATCTACAACATTGTTGTTACCAATATCTTGGTATACTTTTGGAGCATACATTTCCTTGCCATCTGCGTTGTGTGTATTCTGAGATAGTTTAATGATGTACTGTTCTTCTTGGTCAGGGAATGGCACATCACATTTGTATTTAGCTACAAACTCTGCATTGTCTAGCTCTTTGGCAGGTTGCTTCTTAAACTTCTTATTCCACTCTTTTGCTGTTTTTTTGTCTACAACAGCAGATGTCTTCCATTCTGTGTCCTCTGACTCGTATTTTTTAGTAGGGGTCTGAATACACGTATAAAAGAATGTCACGTTGTTTAAAATTTCAGTCGCCATGTTTAATTTTCCTCGTTGTTTACGTTGTTGGCAATATTGCCGTTGTAAGGGCTGGTAGTTATCCAACTGCTTATGTCGCTTAGTTTAACATAGTTAGAATCTATGTCAAACATTTAATTGATTATTTTATTAATCTTTCTCCTGTTTGTATGTTTGGTATTATGATTGAACACGTTCCTTGTGTCAACTACTAACGGGAAACTAATTTCAATCCTTGTGTGTATCGCCAAGAGGCCTCATCTTTGCATAAACTATCTAACACACTGCATACACTATCAAATAATATTGGGTAACTTCTATTGTTCAATACGCTTGATACAGTTGTTCTTGGCAGAGAGATTGCTTTAGCGGTATCATTAACACCAATACCCAGTATCTTAGCTAACGCTATTAAATAATAATCTAATGCGCCGACTTTGTGTTGTTTTCCCCTTTTCTTAGCGTTTATCCTTTTAGCTGCAATACCGTCAGCAGTATTCTCTTTCTGTGTACACCAATAAAGATTATCTAACCGATTGTTCTCTTTATCGTGGTCTTTATGCCCGACTTGAGGTTTATTCTCTGGGTTGTCTAAGTATGTCTGCGCCATCAACCTGTGAAGATATTTAGAGTTATTCCCCCTAACACTTACTTTTTTATACCCATACCCGTTATCATGGATATTTAATTTAACTCCATCATAAAATGCTTCTCCATCTACAGATAAAACTAATTTCTCAAACTTTGGATGTTGCTTCATATTTTTCCTCTCAGTGTGTCTCTAACCAATTTCTACCAACACTCCACTCAATGCCTAAGTTTGTTCTTAGCTTGAGTGTTTGTATCATGGTGGTAATAGCTTTATATATTTCCTCTGTGACTATATTGTTCTCACAGAAGTAGTATTTCTTGCTGTGTGCAACTGCACTGCTCTTAGCATAGCCTAACTTTTCACTTTTAGCTATCTCCTCGTTATCATATACCTTAAATTTTATCAAACCTTTTCTGACGCACAATTGAACTTCATCCACCACATTACGCAGTTCGTTAAGCTGCTCCGCACTTTCGACACGGAATTAGACTAGATCACCATCTATTAAAGATGCCCTACTTTTCAGAGTCACTTGACCCTTACATCGCTACACTCATCACGATTAGTCGTTACACACGCATATACTATCAAATAGTACGCTGGCACGGGACTGGCATAAAAGAAACTTCTCTCTTTCTTAGCTTCAACCGTTTAGCAGGGTTATTCGATGCACCTCGCGATGCAAAGCCACAATGTTATTTATGGTATTCAATCATACTTACAACATCAACCTCACTTTCAAAAGGGTCACAACGCAA